GAAAGGAATGGGTGTTTGACAATGGAATTTGGGAAGAAAGACAACTTCAAAGAGCAAAAAATTTGATAAAAAAGTCTTCCAAAAAGAATCTTTCAGAAAATATGACAAAGGTTTTTAACGAATTTTTTAGAAACTTATAATGTATCTAGACAAAGACACCAAATTATTTCTTTTGCATGTCCTCAACGAGAATTCACCTAGTGGTAGTAATATGGGGGGTGGAGCTGGAGGAGGTAATGCCGAATGGTCTCCCGGTTCTACAATGCCAAATTGGGCAAATAGAGTTGTAAATGATCAATCTACTGCGCTCCCCACGCTTAAAAATAATGCAGATAGCAATATTCTTAATAATCCATTAGTAGCACTTTCAACTGTCGGGTTTGATACAGAAAAACAAAAAGGAGAATCTGAGGATGATTTTCAAAAAAGACTTGGTGGCAAAGTTTCAAAAGACTTTAAGAATGTATTAAAATATGTCTCTGACATAGATTTTGATCAAATGCCCAAAGATCGCCCATCTCTTGAATATTTGGCCGCTTTAGGAACAGTAAAAAGAAGTTTAGGTTATCCAACAAGTGCCGATTCAGGATCTGAATTAATGGATTTTGGTCCTGCAAAAGACAAATCAGGAGATATAGATATTAAAAAAACATTGTTCAAGCCTGCTGGAAGATTGGTAAGCCTAGGGTTGTCCAGGGCAGCTTTAAACACTGGAATGGGAGAACTTGGCAAAAAATTGTCAGGAAAAATGAATTATCTTGCTGCACTTGGTGTAGATCCCTTTGATTATGCAACAAAGGTCATGGGTGTTGATTATACCGCAGACCAATTAGCTAAACTTCCAAAAAGACAAAAACAACAAATTACTGCAGGACAAGGTTACATAGGATTGTAATTTTTTATAAATAATTAAAGTTTAAGGATATATTGATATGAGCCAAAAAAAGAAAACATCTCTAACAGAAACAATCATGCAAATGCCAATTAATGGCGTTAGCCAACTGCCTGACGGCAAATCTGACATGTTGCCTGCTGCTATTGACTTTAGCGCAGCCAACAGGGCAAGATCTCAAGTTCCAACTCAAGCAGCGGCTATGGCTGCTGCAGCCCCAATGGCTGCTTATGGTGCTTCACAAGAAGAAACTCCAGAGGAAGAAACCGAAGAAACCGAAGAAACCGAGGAACAGGAAGAAATGGAAGAGGCTTTTAAGGCTAAATTCCGCGAATCCATTGTTTCTTTGCTAGGTGAAGATGTTTCACCAGAAATGGTAGAACAGCTTGAAGCCGTTTTTGAAGCAGCCGTTCAAGACAAGGTTGAAAAGAACGTTGCCCTTGTTCTTGAGGAAGTTGACAACAGTGTCAAGGATTATTTGTCAAACGTAACCAATAACTTGGTTGAAAAAGTTGATGATTATCTTGAATATGTTGTCGAAGAGTGGATGCAAGAAAACACGGTTGCGGTAGAAAAAGGAATTAAGACACAAATTGCAGAAAACTTCATCAGTGGTCTAAAAAATCTTTTTGAAAACCACTACATTGATGTTCCATCTGAAAAATACAATGTTCTTGATGAACTTTATGCACAAAACAAAGACTTGCAAGAACAATTGAATAATGTTCTTAACAACAACATGCAACTCAAGAAGGAAGTTTCCTTAACAGAATGTGCAGGAATATTTGTTGCAGAGACAAAGGATCTTGCAGATACTCAGGTTGCTAAATTGCAGTCTTTAATGGAAAATGTTTCGTTTGGATCTCCAGACGAATATCGAAACAAATTAGTTGCAATTAAGGAAAACTACTTGTCATCTTCAAGACCAGTTTCAACAAAAATTTTAACCGAAGAACAAACTTTTGCCACAGTCAAACAAGCCCCAACAACTTTGGTAGAAGGTTACGTAAACGCGTTAGGGCGAATCAACAAGAAAATTTAAAAATTATAAATAATTTTACTCAACAGGAGATATCACTAAAATGAATTTTTCAGATAACACACCATATGACATCCTAACAGAAAAATGGAATCCCGTGCTCGATCACGATGCTCTTCCATCAATTAAGGATGATTACCGTAAGAAAGTAACCGCCGTTCTTCTTGAGAACCAAGAGCAAGCAATTCGCTCTCAGCACCTTACAGAAGACATGACATCGAACAACTTGGGCATGCCTCAGTCTTTCACCAATACTGGTGCAGTCTCTGGCTATGATCCAGTTCTCATCAGCCTTGTTCGCCGTTCTATGCCAAACCTAATGGCATACGATATTTGCGGCGTACAACCAATGACAGCCCCAACTGGCCTTATCTTTGCAATGCGTGCAAACTATAAGGGCGATCAAACCTATAGCTCCAACACATACGCTGAAGCCATGTTCCAAGAACCACAACCAGCATTTGGTGGTGCAGGCTGGACATTGGATGCAGGATTCAGAGCAACTCGCGGTCTTTGCGGATTCTCTGGTGGCGTAGATCCAACAGCTTGGCGTGCAGGAACAGACATTGACACTATCCGTGGTATTTTGACAAACTACGGTGAAGGTCTTGGTGGTTCTTCTAACGCAATTGCCAAGTACCAAACATGGAATCAAATGGCATTCTCCATTGACCGTGTTGCCGTACAAGCTCGTACACGCGCACTGTCCAGCAACTACACAGTTGAATTGGCACAAGATCTCAAGGCTGTTCACGGTCTTGATGCTGAAGCCGAACTCGCTAACTTGCTCAGCACAGAAATTCTTGCTGAAATCAACCGCGAGATCGTCCGCACAATCTACTACGTTGCTCGTACAGGATCTGTTCAAGCAGACCTTGCAAATGCTGCAACTGGTGGTGTATACGACCTTGATCAAGACTCTGATGGCCGTTGGTCAGCAGAACGCTTCCGTGGTCTTTGCTTCCAGATTGAACGCGAGTGCAATGCCGTGGCCAAGGAAACACGCCGTGGTAAGGGTAACTTCATCATCTGCGATAGCGATACCGCAGCAGCCCTCGCCATGTCTGGCTTCATGAGCCTCAGCCCAGCAATCGCTCCTCAACTCAACGTTGATGACACACAAAGCACCTTTGCTGGTATCCTTCACGGTAAGATTAAGGTTTATATCGATCCTTACACACCATCTGGCGTAAACTTTTTCGTCACTGGTTATAAGGGCGAGTCGCCTTATGACGCTGGTCTCTTCTACTGCCCATATGTTCCGCTACAAATGGTACGTGCAGTTGATCCCAATACCTTCCAGCCTCGCATTGCATTTAAGACACGTTATGGAGTTGTTGCCAACCCATTCGTTCTCAATGGTGCAAACCCAGACGGCGAGACCTTGACAAAGGGTATCAACCAATACTACCGCTTTACAGCAATCCAAAACCTCCACGGTAACAGCATCTAATAGGTGACCGTGTGTAAGACACACGAAAACCTCCCGAGAAATCGGGAGGTTTTTCATTTACCATAAATATTTTTATGTCAAACTGCACATCAAACATAAATCCCCTGTACAATAATTACTTTAAGTTATTGTTTAACCGTGGAACAAGACAATTTGAATTAATGTGTCAAAGAGCAAATCTTCCGGGTTTGACAATTGGTGAAGCAACCCAGCCAACAACACTCGGTGTTACCATTCCTTATGCAACAACATCTGTACAATTTGAGCCATTAAAAGTAGAATTTATAGTAGATTATGATTTAAAAAACTGGAAATCTCTTTATTCCTGGATGAGGAATATAACAAATATTGAAAATGACACTGAATATAATTTAAATTATGAAGATTGGCATATAGACGCAACTCTTCAAATTTTAGACCCTATTGATTGCTATAGCTCAGAGCTTACTGTAACTTTTTTTAATGTTATACCAATAAGTTATCTGGTATAAATTTTCAAACCGACAATCAAGATGTGGTGACTGTCAAAGCCAATGCAAGTTTTAAATATTCTTATTATAAATTAGACCCCGATGCTCCAACTGATCTTACTAAAGATCTTTAATTTAAATATTGACTAGGATCATCTGGCCAGCTCTCAGGATCCTTGGGGTCCTTATCTGGATTATAAGGCAAGGATTTCTTCTCAGGTTTCATTGTATTGCGTTTCTTTCGCTTAGGTGGCTTCGGAGCTTCAACTGTAGAAAAGTCCTCTGTAATGTCATTCTCCTCGCTTATTTCATCTTCATCAATATCATCCATTAATATTTCAACACCTTCAAAATTTTCAATTAAATCGTTGACAAAATTTACAAAATCTTCATTATTAAAAAGTTCATTTAACAGTTGCAAACCATTTTCTGGGCCAGTTAAATTTTCTGGCACGTTTCCTACTATCAACTTTGGATCAGTTTGCATAGTCATAAAAAAAACTTCATACATTTTTTCAAGTTCCAATGTTGGATGTCCTGTGTATACCAGGACAGACTTTGGTATGGATACTTCAAACGACTTTACGTTCATCAAATAATTTGTTAAACGAACATATTCTACTGCTCCCCCAGTTTCATCTTTTCCATAATAGTTTTCCAGTTTTGCCGGAAGTTTTATGTTTATTTTATCGGGTGCAGGCTCACTAACAAGACCTATTATTTCTTCCCCAGAAGTGAGCTTAACAACTCTCAATGCACCCGAGAAGCTGTTCTCAGGAAGTGAATCGGACATAAGCATGTCCTCCCTTCCTTACTATTTATCTTTTGAGCTTTGCCCGAACATCATTGAATGTATTTTGTGATCAAACTTTTCACGCTTGTATATCTTTAGTCGTTCTTCAAAGTGCTTGAAGACGTGGTTCTTGTGCGATTTCATGGTAAGGTCATCTACCACGTCATATACTTTCAACGATTTTTTTCTTGCAGAAACTCGCAATCCACGACCAATGCTCTGGAGCAGGCGAATCACGGATTTAGTAGGTGACGCAAATATAATATTGTCAAGATTGACAATGTTAATGCCAGCACTGGTAGTACCAAAACTTGCCACCAGTATTGCATTTGTTTCCTTGTCAACGACCTTGCGTATGTATTCTCTTGTATCTGCTTCTGTTTTTCCAGAGATGAAATATACTTTTCGATCACCTGCTTCTGCTTCGATGAGAGACGTGAGGGGTCGTCCATGCAGTTCGACATAGTTGAATAGGATGAGGGTGTTTCCCTTTGTCCGCAATGCAAGGTCTTTGATGAATTTGTTTCGTTCGTCATTGCTTACGATCCACTTTATCTCATCGGCATACTTTTGCTTCTTCAGCAGTTGTTTGTCCTCTTCTTTATATTTAAGGATTATGCAATCTATGTCTAGCTTTGCAAGCAATCCCTTTGTCATTAGGTTTTTGGTTTGTATAAACTGCACAGCAGGCCCTAGAATGCCTTCTATGCTCAGCCTGTGCGCCTGTGTCTGCTGGAGGGTTCCTGTAGTCCCGATTCTAAACCAAGCCTTTTGTAGCTTCTGTCCTATGAAGTTTATTGACTCTGCCTTGGCTTGATGGCATTCATCAAAGAATATGGCGTCAAAGTCAGAAAACCATTCCTTTGGCAACTTGTAAATAGACTGCCACGTGGATATAACAATCTGCTTTTTAGTGTCCTTGTCTTGGCCAGCAGATATTTTGTGAATGTATTTTTTGCAAGACCATGACCTGTCCTGCCCGGAATAATCAAAAAAATCTGATTCCATCTGGTTGACCAAGCCAACCGTAGGGACCAGAATAAGAATTTTGCGGTCTGTAGGAAGTACCGTTTGAAGAAATCGAACCAAGACGTATATAATGAGACTTTTTCCAGATCCTGTAGGAGAAATCACTACCGAACGATGATTGTTCAATGCATGCAAAATAGCCTGTTCCTGATGGTCGTGCATCTGGACGTCTTTTTTGC